CACCAGGGCCGACAGTTGCTCGCCGGTGGCGTTGGTCAGTTCGTCCACGGTCATGCAGATGCTGTTGAGCGTGCCCAGCCGCTGGAAACGAGACGCCGGGGTATCCTTGGCTTCCATCAGCAACTGACGGGGGTCACCGAACAGGCTGTTGATGGCCATCTGCACGGTGGTCTTGCCGGTACCTGACGCGTTCGAGACCAGATTGAGCACGGCGCCGCGGACCTGGGTGCTGTTGAGCAGCTGCAGCAGGGGCGACCCCATACCGACGAGGAACGCAAACGCATGCCGCTCCAACCCTGGGCGGCCGTAGTAGTTGATGACCGACGACCACTCGGCGATGTCTCCACGGGACTGGAACAGGGGGGCCAGCTGGCGCGTGCCACTGGCCGGCGGGGCCAGCTTGATGCCCGCGACGGTGTACTCCAGCTCCCCGACGACGAACGAACCCTCCGGGGTCCATCCCATCTGGCTGCGAGTGCGGTTGGAGGCCGCGCTGGACTGCAGGCGGCGAAGTGAAGACGCCAAATAGCTCATGATGAGGTCCAATTGCTTACCGTAGGCGACAACGCCGTACTTGACGAGCGTGTCGCGGAGTTTGTCCTTTGTCAAGAGGGCCACGGATGTGGCGTGGAACCGCCGCACGCCGTCATGCGGCAGGTGCAGGTTCAGGCCAACCACCTCTCCGTCCCCGTCGCCCTGGTCGTCGGAATCGAAGAACCGTCCGGTCACGTACAGGTCATGCGGGTAGACCTCGAGGTGCTGTTTTTCGCCGTCCTCGTCGCGATCCTCCTTGTAGACGCCGCCGTTGGCCCCCCGGAAGTAGGGGTACGGGTACGCGGGAATCTCGACGACAACCTCTGAAGCGAGGTTCTGGTCGTTCGACGGGGCCACCACCGCCTGCGCCACGTACGCACCATCGGACACGGCCGCCGCCGGCACTTCCGCGCCGAGTTGGATCGGACTGGTCAGCTTGTGCTTGCACCCCGCGCAGTTCTGGGGGTAGTGCTGGCGGTACCACTCGCAGGTGTAGGGCTTGCCGACCAGTCGGTTGGCCTTCTCCGTCGTTGCGGCGGGCGTGTACTCGTGGTGGGCGTCCGACAGCTTGTGGATCGCGACTTCGCCGTCCGCGCAATTGACCGCGATGGAGAGTGCGGCACGCCACAGGGGTTCTTCGAGGTCCGCGGCGTTGGCCAGGGCGTTGGTGATCTGGGCGCAACCCTTACCACGCACGCTGATGCGCACGATCTTGGCGAAATTCGACGGGGCGTGGTTCGACAGCGAGAGCGCCGCGGTCACGTTGTCGTGGCCGCCAAACACGCGGGCCTTGGAGAGGTCTGGAGCCGCGTCAGGCGTCGGCAGCTTGGACGCGAACACCGCCACGTCGGTGGGCTGGCCGGTTGCCACCAGCTGGACCTCTTTGACCTCGGGGTGCTTGAAGTTCTTGGTGCCAGGAACGCGCAACACGCGCGCAACGTCCGCAGTCACCGTCGGGTCGATCCGCAGACCCTCAGTCAGGCATAGCGCCTTCAGTGCGGTGGCTATCGGGCGCCAGACCGCCGCTGCCACAGGCTTGGTGAGCGGCCAGTACACGTGCAGGCCGCCGCCGGACGACACGATCGTCGGCTCTGGCAGGCCCGTGGTGTCAATGAAGTCGCGCAGTGCCGTGACCGCGGACAAAACGTCGGGGTAGGGTTTGTTGGACCCGCAGTCGATGTCGAGGAAGAACGCTTTGAGCTGTTCAGCGTGCTCGGCCTTGCGGGATCGTTGTCGGAATGTCGCCAGGGCGAAGTAGGAGTCGAGCTGCTGGGCAGACGCGGCCTCGGCATGCTCCATGATCTCCTGAGTGCTCCGCACAAACCTCTGGCGCATGCCATCCGGGGTCAAAGCGGCCACGCAATACAGGCCACCGTCCGGAAGCACGGAGTCTAGGAAGTAGGTCACAGAACCTCACTTGGTTGAGGGGCGGGAAGAAGAAGGGGCGGCGGTCCCAAGTCCGCCGTGTCGCCCGGGGATCAGCCGGGCCAAGCCCCGTGGGCATTATGCACCCACTGCGCGCAGCAAAAAGGCTTCGATTCGAGCGCGCTGACTGGGGGCGGCGGAGACCCCCTTGCAGAACCAGTTGTACACGGTCTGCCGACTCACCCCGAAATAGGTCGCTACGTCCACAACGGGGATGTTGTGCCGGATGCAGTGGCGGGCCAGCTTGATCTCCAAGCGCCCACCATCTGCTGCATCAACCGCCTGGACAACGCTGAGTGCGTATCCACGCATGGCGCTTACTCCGCGCCTTCGTCGTCAGAGCCCCAACGATTCAGGATGTCGTTGACCGTGCCCGGCACGGCGGCAGGCGCCGGGGCGGCAGCGGGCGGGACTTCGGCGGTCTTGCGCGGGCGACGGGTGGGCTCCGGCACCGGAGCGGCGGCAGCGGGTTCCGGCTCATCCTGCCAGGGGGCGGGCGCCGGGGCGGCCACAGGAGCTTGAGCGCGCGGAGCCGGGCGGGGAGCCGGCTCTTGGTATTGCGCGCTCTCGACCGGAGCTTCGCCATCTTTCTTGCGCGGGGTGATCTTGAACTCGACCGCGGCGGTGGCCTCGGGGCTCAGGCCCAGATCCTTGACGGCGTACCACTCAGGCTCACTCAGCGGGCGAGTGGCGTTGAAGTGCACCACAGGCACAGCTTCCGAGGTGTCGAAGCGCATCTCGGTCACCACACCAGTGATGGGCACGCCGTGGCCGTGCAGGAACTTGGCGTACGCATCCAGCGGCATCTTGCCGTTGTTGGGCTTGCCGAACAGGGACTTGGCCGGCAGCTGGATGCGGTACACGCCACCCTGCAGGTCGTTCTCCAGCACCACCGCGAGGCGGCGGCTGAAGCGGCAGGCGCGCGAACCATTGGCGCCGGAACCGCTGACGTTCTGCGGGCAGGTGGCGCAGCTGGCGGCTTGGCGGCCCTCGGGCGGCACCTCAGCATCGGGCTGCTTGCCGTCGTTGGACCAGCACTTGGGCGGGATGTCCACGCCTTCTTGGTACTGCTGGTCGTGGTAGGTCCGGTTCACGTTCGGGTTGGCGGCCACGACGATCACCTTCATGCCGCGTTCTTCGTTGCGGGCCACTTCCTCGCCGTCGACGATCATGCGCCAGACGCCGCCCTTGATCGAGATGGACTTGCCGCCGCCGTTGCCCACCAGGGACTTGGTGACGTCGTCAGTGGCGTTGCGCAGGAAGTCGGGGATGGCCAGGGGGCCGGATTGGAACAGAGTGATGTTGCTCATATGCGTTCAGTGTTGGGTTGGTATGAAAACTGCTTGGGTGGTGCGTAGTTACTTCACTTGGCCCTCCGGACGGTGATGTCGTAGCGGGAGTCCACCTGAACGCCCGGCATGACGAAGTGGGGGTCTGCGGCGAGGATCTCCTTGCACACAGTCTGCGCCAGACGGCGCTCCAGCAAGTCGACGCGACCGGTCTCGAGGACGTACCGGTGGGTGGCCTCCCAGTCGTTGCTCCAGAACCGCTGCTTGACGGAGCGGGTGAAGGTGCCGGACTTCGTGCGGCCCCCTTCTTGCCCGGTGTCATTGCACAGCTGCAGGAGTGCGTCGCGCACTTGGTCCATGTCCGCCTGGATGGCGGCGATCTTCTCGTCGGCTTCGCGCTGAGTGGCCTCTTTGGCGTCTCGCATGCGCAAGTACGCCGCGACCAGTTGGTCCGCGCGATCGGATGTCACGTCTGTCATTTCAGTTCCTTTCTATGGACAGTGTAAACCAGAACAGGGTCAGTTGTTGACTTCCTGTCTGTAAAGATCCACCAGGGATTGGTGGAGATCCACCTTGCCTTGCAGCATGGTGTACACGCGGCGCTCCACGGGGGAGCCCTGCAAGTGTGTGACGGTCACGGGGTTCCGCTGGCCAGCCCGGTGTGCGCGGGCGTTGGACTGCAGGTAATACTCCGTGGACGGAATCGGCCCCCACCACACGATCTGATCCGCCCGGGTGAGCGTGATGCCGTGGGCGGTGGCCTGGGGGTTGAGCAGCAGGATCTTCGTGCGGTCCTCGGTCTGGAACCGCTTGATGATCTCCGCTCGAGCGGTGGCGTTGACCCCGCCGTGGATGCACTCCACCTCGAACGACTCGGGGTGGTCGCCAATGAGCGCCAGCTTGCGCACCTCCAGCTCGTCATACAGCAGCTGCATCACGTGGCGGTACGGCACGAACACCAACACCTTGTTCCGCGTGCTCTTGATGATGTCGACCAGCTCGCTGATGCGCCCCGAGACATCGAACTGGATCACCTCTTTGGTGTCCGTGTAGACGGCGCCTTGCGAGATCTGGAGCAGCTTGTTGAGCAGGGACGCGGCGTTGGCAGCGGTGATCTCCTCACCGGCCGCCTGCGCCACCATCTGCTTCTTGATGGTGTTGTAATACTTCTCCTGCTGCGGCGTCAGAGGCACCTCCCGCGTCACGTAGAGCAGGTCTGGCAGGTCAAGGCACTCGTCCTTCGTGAACCGGATCGCCGGCTGGAGCGTCTCGTACACGATCTCCTTGGCGTTCGGCTTGGGGGCCCACTTGAACTGGGTGATCTTGTGCATGACCCGGTCGCGCCACAGCGTGAACGATCGCGGCACCGAGTCGGGGCGAACCAGCTTGGCGATCCCGTAGGCGTCCTCAGGCGACTGCGCCGCGGGGGTGCCGGTCATGGCCCAGATCCACGTGTCAGGCGTCATGATGCGCGCCATGGCCTTCCACCGATCGGTGGAGACCGTCTTGATGGCGGTGGCCTCGTCGATGATGACGAGGTCGAACCCACCAGCGGCCAGCTCTTTCTCGACGACTTTCACCCCGTCGAAGTTGATGACCACGAACTCGCACCCACTGTTGATGACCGCGGTGCGCTGGGCCTTGGTGCCAGTCGCGATGCCGACTGTACGGTGCATGACCGTCTTGAACAGGTCGGACCTCCACGCAGTGTCCATGATCGACACGGGGCACACCACCAGCACGCGCTTGCGCAGCTTGCGGTGCAGAAGGAAGTCCGCCGCCCAGGCAGCCGCGCTGGTCTTGCCGGTGCCGGCCTCATTGAGGCAGTAGCAGCGGGCGTTCGCCGCCAGGAACTCCGCGGTGGTGCGCTGGTGCGCGAATGGGGAGAACACCCCTGGCCACGCATACCGGCCCCGGATGGGGTGCGGCACCTTGATCCGCAAGTTCCGCAGGATCCGCCACTCGTCGAGCCCCCAGTAGACGAGCACCCGGGCGAGGGGGCCGTTGCGCTCGATGATCTCGGCGCGGGGGATGAGCGCGACCACTTGGTCGGCTTTCGACGTCACAAATAGCAACGCCCGGTCGTTGACAATTTCCATGAGTACGCGTGAAAAGACCCGCAGGACGTGAATCCTGCGGGTAAAGACAGAAAGGAACCACCGATCGCT